TGCATTACCATTCTTATCCATCTTCATAGTACCATCACCTTTCTTAGATGCGGTCTGAATTCCAAAGCTAGCTAAAACTCCAGTAAAAACCGAAGCTATAAAAGTTGGATCTATTTTTTGTTGTGGTACACCTGGAATTGCCACATAATTAAGAGTCAATATTCCACCCGACCAGGCAAGGACAGTAATACGAACAAATGTACTAATGATCGCTGCTTGTTCATCGGCATCAGGTAGTATGGCATCCTTTGCCTTTTGAAACAACCCTTTCTTTTCTTCTTTGGGTTCTTCTACTACTTCTTTTTTAATTTTATCAACCATTGATATACGAGTAACTAGCTCCTATTTATCCCAAGCAAAACTTAAAGTGACTCTTGGTTCTATGACTATGGGATCGTGGTAGACACCAGCAGGAATAAACATACCATCTCCAGGTGCTAAAGTATATTCGTCACCTTCTATACCATACAGTGTGCTACCAATAGATTGAATCAACAATACATCTATATCATCATTATGGTTTCCATAGGTAAGAGATGAATTGCCTAATGAAGCATAGACATGCAAATTTCTTATACCTTCTTTCTTTTGAACCTTATTAAATACTTCTCCTACACTATTAGGATAGTAATCATTCATCAATACAAATGTAGGAGCAGGACTACGCATTAAAGAAGTCGCAACATTTAATATTTTAAAAGACCCATCTTCAAAATCATCAGAAATTTTTTCTATTACATCATCCCAAGCAACATTACAATCGGTAAACTGTTGAGGTAGATATTCAAATTTTGTTCTGTGTGGGCAACATAATTTATTTGGCATCAAGGAATCCTTGTTTAATCATCTTTTGCAATTCAGCAGTACTACCTGTAAATATTGCATTGTTAGTAACATTGTTTGTGGTCTTATTTTTAGTCTCATCAATCTCCTTAACTTTTTTCTGGAGATCCATAAGTTTATCTGCAATGTCAGCAGTTGATTTTAAGACCTGTCCTGCTACTTCAAATGCTCTAGGCGAACCAGACTCATTAGCAACATCCATTATACCATCTAAAGTTTCTTGACCTTTTGATATTAAAGAATATAACTGAGCACGAGAATACTCATAGTCCTTATCTACATCAACACCAGCGTCTTTTTTTATAGGAACATCTTTATGAGCATTAAACTTTTGAACATAAGAATGTTCCGATTCAGTGTTTAAAGCTTTATCTATTTCTTTTGACATTTTTCAGATCCTCCTTCAAAATCATGGATACTTTCCGATCCACCTACAGCAAATGGGTTATACTTGGATCTTGCTAACTTAAATGCTTTCTCATGCATTGTTACTTCCTGTTCATCAGCCGATGCATAATCGTCAGCAATCTCTTCCTCAGGTCTTGGGTTGTATGCATCTTCTGCATCAGAAGAACCATACATGTCAAATCTGTCGTTTGTAGCAATTGGCATATCATCTAGGGGGTTGTAACGATCATCATAACCTGGAACAAATGAAGTTTGAAACCAAGGATCGTAAGGAATTGTAGGTAATCCCATTATACATCCTCCTGTCTAGTAGGACTATACTTCTTAGAATCACCGAACATGGTAGTACTCTCACTAAATCCAAAGTCATCTTCAGGTCCAGCACTAATTGGATCTGGAGTTACAGTATACCTCATTTCACGCTTAGCTGCTTGAGTATCAGTATTAGCATAGTAATCAACTTGAACTTTCTTGATAAGTCCGTCTGTAGTATCAGCAACAGGACCAAAGAGATAAGTTTTAGCAGTAAACTGGAAGGTGTACATCAAAACTCTTCTAGTAGAAAAGTCTCCTTCATATTCATCACTGAAAGATATGTTCTCAAGTACAATAGGAATATCTCTTTTCTCTCCAATAGCACCTACCAAGTCTATTGTAACATTAAATGCTGGTTGGAAGAATGGTAGTATCTGTTCTACTATCTGCAATGCATCATCATTCAACTTAGTCATTACATTAAGTTCAAATCCCACATTGTAAGGTACTGGTAAATATACTTTCTTTACTTTAGTATTAGATGGGTCTCTATTATCAACTGCTTTAAAAGTTCTTGTTATACTAGCTTTTCTACTAGGGTCGTATGACATAGATGTCATCTCAAATGACATTCTTGGTAATGTTATAGCAGTTGCTTTTGTTAATTCTTCTTGTTGCTCAAGTTTTGCTAAAAACTTTTGCTTTGGTCCATATATTAATGGAACCTTAGTTTCACTAAGAGTGTTACCAGATCTATCATCATGCCTAATATTAACATCATTAAATAATGTACCAAAGGCAATAATGGTTTTTCTTAGTATCTCATGATAGAAATAAGTACCTAACATTATACATCTCCAAAGGGATTAGATTCGGTAAAGTCAAGAAGCTGATCTGCTTCTGTTTCAAATTCATCATTCATAAAGTATTCATCACCAACAGCAGCAGCACTCAAATCATTATTGTAAGAGAATACTTGATACCTAGCGGATGATGCAGTTCCAGTTATATATTCACCAGATCTGAAATCACCTGTATTTATGGATACTTCCAAACTTCTAGTTGTTGCATTCCAACTCTTAACATATGCTTCAGCACCAGACTCTGAACCAACTACTCTTTCATTGAGATGATATGTTCCAATACCAGTACTCAATGGAGCACTAATAGAAACGGTTGGAGTTGCTTCATATCCACTACCAGCATCAGTTAGATATATTCTAAACATACTAGAACCAGATAGAGTTGCAACAGCAGTTGCTTGAACTTGACCTACCTTAGCACCAACCATAGCACCAGTTCCAACAAAGGTAACAGATGCAGTTCCAGTACCACCTATAGAAGTTCCAATACCAATACTATTAGTACCAATAGAAGTTACAATTCCACCACCAGAAAGTATTTGAGCACCAACAACTTTGAAGTTAATAGTATGACCAATAGCAATATTTGCCATAGTATTAATTCCACTAATCTGCATTGTTCCAGCAGTAGCTACACCAGTAAATTCATATTGTTTATCGACAAATTGAGGATGTTGAATACTAACTATAGGTGGAGCAACATAGTTAGAACCTGGTTGTTGAATTCTAATAGAACAAATACCACTGTTAGTTAATGTTGAAGTTGCAGCAGCACCTACACCTGGAGTACCAAATCCAATAGTAGGTGGTTCCTGATAAGCAAAACCTGGATTAGTTATTGCAAGATAATCTATAGCAGCAAGATTACCTTTTTGAGTTGTAATAGCAACGACAGCACCAAGAGATGTGGATACACCTGCAGGAGACGCTGAGACGCTAATATTAGGCACTGAAGTATATCCAGAACCATCATCATTTAATGTGACCATTCTCATTGCACCTGATAGTGCAAAAGTATCTACAGATGCTTTAGCAGTAGATCCTATACCAGCTAAACTAACAGTAGTAATATTTCCTTCTTCACTCAATCTTGTATCAATAGCAGCAACATTTGTATCGATAATATCGTCTTGAAGTTGATATAGTTCACATTGTAATTCGTAAGTATAATTTTTACCTAATTGAAAGAAAGGAGTTTCATGTTCTACAAGTTTAATCTCAAATAATCTTTCTCCTAATGGAAACCAGATAAGGTCTCCTTCTTTAGGTCTTGTTCCAAAATCAATATCACCATCTAAAGCACCAGTTAAGTTAGTGGAATTAAATTGAAAGGGAGCAATAAAGTCTTCAAATCTTTCTCTTGATATGGTCAAAGTAATCTCATTTTGTAAGTTGATGCCAAACTTTGTCATTACATCACTACCCTTAGCATAACCCTCATAGTTGTTTAGGTATGCTTCAATAAGATAATTATCATTAAACTTTGATGATTGTACTTCCCCTAATATATCATCTGTAACAATTTGTTTTCTTGGTATGTAATAGACATCAATACCATGAATAGACAAATGCTCATCTACCAGAGACTGTACTAATCTCTGCTCATCAGGTGAACCATGCTGGAAGAACGGTGATACAGGCATATTAACCTATCATATCAAGAACTGGAATTTCGTAAGTAGATAGCATTTTTTCTTCTATCTCTCTTATCTCTAGATCACCATCTTCGTAGATCTGACGACCATTGAGTTCTATACCACCAGGAAGTTTTACTCCTTGGAATTTTATGAGGTTCTGACCCCATTGCTTTTTAATCTTTGCTGTTAGATATCT